GGACCAGCTACAGTTTGGCCTACGCCTGGGAGATCACCCACGTACGGTAGTGACGACAACGCCTAAACCTGTATCGCTTGTACGCAACCTAGTCTCTCGAGCTGACGGATCTGTCAAGGTAGTTCGAGGCTCAACTTTTGATAATGCAGCTAATTTAGCTCCTCAAGCTTTGATCGAGCTGCAGCTGAGATATAACGGCACCAGGCTAGGACGCCAGGAGCTATACGGTGAGCTGTTAGAAGATGTCGAAGGCGCACTATGGACTCGCAAGATGATCGACGACGCCAGGGTAAAAGAAGCTCCTAATATGACCAGGATCTGCGTAGCTATCGACCCAGCTGTTACCTCAGGCGAGGACTCAGACGAAACAGGAATGATCGTAGCTGGCGTATCTATGGACGGACAGTATTACGTTTTATATGACGGAACTTTAAGAGCTTCACCTGACGGCTGGGCAAGAAGAGCTGTAGAGCTGTATCACGAATATAAAGCTAATCGAATAGTGGCTGAAAAAAACAATGGTGGAGATATGGTGGGATCTGTTATTCACCACGTAGATCCGACAGTGCCAATTAAGTTAGTGACAGCGACCAGAGGTAAGCAGGTAAGAGCTGAGCCAGTATCTGCGTTGTATGAACAAGGCAAGGTTCACCACGTAGGAGGTTTTGATCAGCTTGAAGATCAGATGGTGAGCTGGACTCCAGACTCAGGTACTTCACCAGACAGAATGGACGCTTTAGTCTGGGCTATTACAGAGCTATCTGCAGCTTCTCCAGCTATGCAGTATTTAGCAAGCAAAGTTGATTTCTGTCCTAATTGCAGAATGCCATCTCCAAAAGGCACAGCAGTCTGTCCTAAGTGTCAAACGGCTATTATTAGCACTACAGATAAGGTGGGATAAATGAGCGTGTACAGTCCTGTAGTAAATCAGGGAATTGACTGGATTTTTACAACTACCTGGCAAGACAGCACAGGTACAGCTATCAATACAACTGGCTACACCGTCAAGCTACAAATACGCAACCAGGTAGATAACTCAATTGTACTAGGTCTGACCAATGGATCTGGAATTACTTTGACAACCCCTGCCTCAGGAATTACCACCTATCAAGTCACAGGCACACAGACAGCAGCTATTCCAGTAGGTACTTACAACTACGGAATCAAAGCTACTTCAGCTGGTGGGATTAACTATGACTGGGCAGATGGAACAATCACTATTGCAGCTTCGAGGGTTCAATGACCGATAACGTGATAGTCACGCAAAATGTCCAAAACGTCGTAGTCACCAATCAACAGCCAAACGTCACAGTCGCAGCTGTTGGACCTCAAGGCCCAGCAGGACCTTCTGGATCCTCAGCTGTTTTTTATGTCTTTACTCAAGCTACTCCCTCAGCTACCTGGACGATCAATCACAATCTCAACGGCAATCCCACAGCTGTCGTTTTAGATAGCTCAGGCAATATGTGTGAGGGCTCTTTCAGCTATCCCACGCAAAATCAAATGTTGATAAACTTTAGTGCAGCCTTTAGCGGTACTGCTTACATAATTTAGGAGACAAAATGTCACGTAAGTTTTTAGTCAATCTTGACCTCACTCAAAACCAGCTCCTAAATGCAGCGATCCAAAACTTAGCCACTGCCCCATCTTCACCAGTCACAGGCCAGGTTTATTACAACACCACCACTAAAGCTCTTTATATTTATGATGGCACAAACTGGGATCAAGCTGGTGGCATTACTTATGGCACACTCAGCGCACGTCCTACAGCTAGCTCAGTTTCAGCTGGAACTTTTTATTATGCAACTGACAACTATTTACTTTATTTCTCAAACGCTTCCACCTGGCAACAAGTAGACAATTTTGGTGCGGGTCAATCTACAACTATTTCAATCGCTGGTTCAGCTGCAGACGGTACTTCTACAAACTTTGCTCGCGCTGATCACGCACACGCAGGCCCAGGGTTCGGCGCACCTACAGCTCAAACTTCTTTTGGAGCTTCAAGCACCACTGGTACAGCTACAACCGTAGCTCATTCTGACCACACACACGGTACGCCTTCACTCGGATCAGCTACACCTAGCGCGATCGTAGGTACAACAGGTACAGCTGGTACTTCTTCTAACGCTTCACACGACGATCACGTTCACGGTTTTACCCCAGCAGATTTCACACTTGACCAATTTGCTGTCCCAGTAGCTAACGTTTCACTTAACGGCTACAAAATTACAAATCTTGCAACCCCTACAGCTTCAACAGACGCAGCTAACAAGTCTTATGTAGACGCAGCTTCACAGGGTCTCAATGTTCACGGCTCAGTCGTTGTAGCTACTACAGCTAACCTTTCCTGGACATACGCAGCTGGATCAGCTGGTGCAGACGGCGGTACAGGCGTAGGCGCTACCCTTACAAATGGTTCAACTGGTACGACCATAATCGACGGACACACACTTATCCTCAATGATCGTATTCTCATTAAGAATCAAAGCACGGCTACTCAAAACGGTATTTATTACGTCACTACAGCTGGTACAACTGGCGTAGCTACAGTTCTCACACGCGCTACTGACTCTGACAACCATATTGCAGGCCAGGTCGTCGCAGGTGACTTCGTATTTGTTGCAACTGGCACAACTCTTGCAGATACTGGATGGGTACAGACAAATACAGGTACTTCAACAAATCCTGTCAATGGAATCAAAATTGGTACAGACGCAATCGCCTTCACTCAATTCTCTGGAGCTGGCACTTATTTAGCTGGTAACGGCTTATCTCTTTCAGGCAACACATTTAGTTTTAACCCTACTTCAACTGGTGGACTCCAGGCAGCTTCTGGTGGAGCTTCAATTCTCCTAGCTACTAACTCAGGTTTGGGTACAAGCTCTTCTGGTCTAGCTGTTGGAGCTGGTACAGGTATCAGCGTCAGCTCTGGAACCGTAGCTATCGACACCACAGTCGTAGCTCGCAAGTATTCAGTGTCTATCGGAGATGGCTCAGCTACCTCTTACACAGTCACCCATAACCTCGGTACTCGAGATGTTCAAGTAACTGTCTATGACGGATCTGCCTACAACGAGGTAATCGCTGACGTGACCCATAGCACCACAAATACAGTAACTGTTGCATTCTCAGTAGCGCCATCTTCTAACGCTTATCGTGTCGTTGTAGTCGGATAACGCTACTATTACACCTAGCCTGAAATACAAGGGGCGCTAACTTAGGAGAGACACGTGGGTCTAATTGACCGTCTAGCAAAAGCAGTAGCAGATCAGATCGAGAAGGCAGCACCTAGCTTGCCAGCTGGAGCAGTCGCTATGACTGAACAGCAAATGCAACAGGCGTCGATCAATAACAGCTATACAACAAAGCCTCTTCCACGTAACCCTACTTTTGGAAACGTGCCTTTTGCACCAGGCTTACCAATTACTCCTGGAGCTATCAATCCAGTAGGTGAAAGCGGACGCGCTGATCCACGTCGTTATGAATACCAGGTAGCTCAAAATATCAACGTAGCTACAGAGCAGAAGCTTGTACCGTTCAAAACTCTTCGTGGCGCAGCTGAACAAATCGATATCGTTCGTCGTTGTATTGAAGTGCTCAAATCAAAGATCACAGGAATTGACTGGGATATCGTTATTGCTGAGGACGCCTCAGAAAAGATTATTTCTGAAATCGGTGGAGATCACGTAAGAGCTATGGCTCAAGCTCGTGACAAGTTCGCAGATGAGATTTATCGTTGTCGTACATTCTGGGAAAACCCAGATAAGGCTAACGGCTACACCTTTATTGACTGGCTAATGGTTTCACTTGAAGAGATCCTGGTTTTAGACGCCTGGGCTGTTTGGCCTCAACGCACAGTCGGTGGAGATCTTTACGGACTACAAGTATTAGACGGATCAACAATTAAGCCACTTTTGGACGATCGTGGAATGCGTCCTATGGCGCCTAACGCTGCTTATCAACAGATCCTTTACGGCTTCCCACGTAGTGAGTTCACAGCTCAAAACGATAACCCAGAAGCTGACGGCGAGTTCACAGCTGACGAGCTTGCTTATTTAGTTCGCAACCGTAGAGCTATGAGCTTGTATGGAAACTCACCTGTTGAGCGCTGCCTACCTGTAGCTGATCTTTACCTACGTAGACAACAATGGCTCAGAGCTGAATGGACAGATGGCGTATTGCCAGAGCTTATGTTCAAGGTAGATCCTGATTTTGGTAATGATCCAATTCTTCTACGCCAGCTTGAAAACTCACTGAATGACGATTTAGCTGGACAGACTGAACAGCGCAAGAGAGCTCGTGTTTTGCCAGCTGGTTTTGATCCTGTTCAATTTGACGGATACGGCGAGAAGTTTAAGGAAATCTTAGACACGTACCTCGTTACTAGTATCTGCGGACACTTTGGAGTTATGCCTACTGAGATCGGCTTCTCTGGACACGGTGGATTAGGCAACTCTGGACACCAGATGGGCGAACAGCAATCAGCTCAACAAATCGGCGTAGGCCCACTCGTTTCCTGGTTATCTAAAATGCTCACAAATCTCAGCTACAGCTACCTCGGTATGCCACGCGAGCTTGAGTTTAAGTTTATGATCGACGAGGGACGCGATAACGAGTCAGAAGCTAAGCGAGCTGATATCGAGCTACGTGGAGCTACTCGCACAATCAACGAGCGTCGCTCAGAGCTCGGACTTCCATTATTAGACACACCTGCAGCTGATCAACCTATGCTCGTAGCTGGTCAATCTGTCTTTATCTTCTCACCAGACGGCATAATCAACGCTACAACGGCCACAGGACAGCCTCCAAGCCTCGATAATGCTGAGAGTAATCCAATCGCACCAGTCCAGGATAAACCTGCCCCTGTAGCGCCTGTAGCGCCTGTTCCAGGGGAAGAAGCTAAGCCTGCACCTGAAACACCAGCTCCTAAAGTTGAGCCAGCTCCTGTCAAGTTTGTTGAATATGATCTATTCAAGTCTGGCGTACCGTCTAAAGCTGAGGTCAAAGCTGGATTATCACGTCTAAAGATTTTGCCTAACGCAGCTGGCGATCACCCTACTTCTGACAATCCAGAAGAGCTAGCTGACACAGTAGCTAGTCCCTGGCCTGTAGTCCCTACCCAGGACGGCGACTATCCAGTCAATCCTGACGTATGGCAAAAAGCTGAGCTCACCCTGGTTAATGTCAAAGAGCTGTACGGCACAGACACACAGCTTGATCGCTCTAACGTAGCTGACCATATTGAAGCTATGGGTCAAGCTCTTACTCCTTACCGTAGCTATGCGCTTGTATATGACGACGGTGAGAAAAATATAATCGTAGATGGACACCACAGACTCTTTGCTATGTGGCTACTCGGTATGGATACAGTCCCAGTATGGCTAGGCACAGCTGATATGGGTAAAGCTGTATCAGATGAAGCTCGAGCATTCCTCAAGTGGGCTAAAAAGGGTCACGCTGAACGTAGAGACTTTGTCTTTAAGTATCTAGATCCAATCGTCGGAGAAGCTCTCAATAGGTGCGCTTTCGAGGGCGATATGGACACTGCTAAATCTCTGGTGAAAGCCTATCTGTTATGAGCATAGGCGCACGTCAGGCAAGTGCGCGGATAGCAGCCAAAAGCGCAGTTAAGATACGTGCAGCCTTAGCAGCTAGTATTGACGCTCGACGTGTCTATACGCAATATATGGATACGCGCCCACCGATCACTAATGATCGAACAGATGATCGAGTACGCGCTCGCGCGTGGGCTATGAACAATGTCAAGCTAGATTTAGCAGCTTACAAAAAGTCTCTAGCTCGCCATTACGCAGATATGTATGTCCTGGGTCAGAGTGAAGCTCTTGAAAATATGGCTCAAGCTGCGAAAGCTCAAAAAGGTCCAGTAGCTACAGCTCGTAGCAAACCTAAAACTAACGCTCAAGGTATGCCTATCTTTGACCCTAGCTTTACGATTAACTGGGACGCCTGGACGCCAGGTAACGAAGGAGCTGCAGCTCTACTTGATCAACCAGGTGGATTAAAAAAGCTCCTGGGTGATATTGATATTCAAGCTAAAGGCATATCCGACTACAGCCACGATCTTCTAGGTACAGCTCTAGCTGACGGTATAGCTCAAGGTAAGACTCCAGTACAGATAGCTAACGACATTCGGGACAGTTTGTCAGCTCCTGAACGAGCTCTCACGATCGCTATTACAGAAGGCCAGCGAGCTAAGATCTCAGCTAATCTGGATAGCTACCAGGCTAACGGTGTTGAACAGATCGAATGGACAGTGAACGATCCTGACGACGCTGACTGCCTGGACAATGAAGGCCAGATCGTCAATTTAGGCGACGAGTTTAGAAGTGGCGACACGCAACCTCCTGTACACCCTAATTGCCAGTGCGACGTGATCCCAGTAATGCCTGACCTATCTGGCACACCTGAATACACAGATGAGCCTGTAGACGATAGCGAGATGGCTGTACGAGCTGATCTTGAAAAGTATTCAGAAGATCAACCTAGAGACTCTCACGGTCGTTTTGGGTCTGGGTCTGGGGAAAGCAAGCCAGAAACAGCTAGAGGTTCACAGGCTATGCCTTACCCTATGCGCGTAGGCGATAACGCTATTTCATTCACCCCAAGAGAATTAGAAGTGTTAAACACAGCTTACAAAAACGCAGCTTTAGATCCTATAGCTATCCGTATGACAGATACAGCTTTGGGCAGTTTTGTAAAAGACGAACGTATGAAATCTGTTTTTGAAACTGGAAAAAACTTTGCTAATGATCCTGGCCGTAGTTACATACAAAACCGAAACAATTTAGAAAAAAATATCTGGAAAGTTCCAGAGGACGCAACACGTCCTATCTATGGCTATATGGATACTCGTTTTGATAATCACAATCCTGGCGTAGACCAATACGGAAACATTCGTATTACCCTTAAAGACGACGTGGCTAACAGAACTACTATGACAGCTGGTGATAGTCTTAATGATTACACGGTTCCAGTCCAAGTGACGGACGCACGAGAGGGACTTTCTGATAAAGCTCTTTCAAATGCTTCACAGCCAAACTCGGTGGCAGCAGGTCACGTTCAAGTTAGTTATTACGAAGCTCAAATACACGGTGGAGTTAGCCTTTCTGACGTAAAGTCGGTAGATTTAGGCGGTTCGCGTTATGCAACTAATGTGGCTTACGATCGTTTAATAGCAGCAGGAATAGAGGTTAAAAATGCTAATCACTCTTAATAATCCTGTTACCAATAAAATTGAACAAATTACTCAAGCTCAATTTAATAGTTATATGGCTATAACCAATGGTGAAGCAGCTAGCTGGGTGGTTGCTGACAAAGCTGTAGCCCCAGACGTATCTAAATACTCTCCAGATCAGGAGCGCGACTCTCACGGTCGTTTTGGGTCTGGTGGGGGATCAACTGGTGGCAGTGGGCTAAACCACCGAGAGATTTACAACCTCCAGGTAAATAGATCAGATCCACAACAAAAAGCTGTCTATAAAGCTGAGGAAGCTCACCACCCTTCAATCACTCAGGATTTACCTAAACCTCAACCCCCAAGCGTTGAAATGTATCGCAAGGGTGAAATGACTAGGGCTGAATACGATAAAGCCTATAAAGAGTATTCTAAAAAGTTTAATGAATGGTCAAAAGAAAGCTCACGTGATATTCGCTCTCCTCTTGGAGAAAAGAATCTAAACGGTACTCCAAAAGGTTCGCAAGCTTACGTCAATCAAATTACTAGCCAGCCCTGGTTT